AACTGGGAGCTTAGCACCAAGCTTGCCAGAGAAATTAGACTCTGAATCAACGCCATCAGCAGCATTAATTGTCTTACCACCTTGGATATAATATGCAAGATTGTTAAGTTTGTTTTCATAACCTACGTGTAGGTCTGTAGCTCTAGACTTATAGTCTGAACCTGTGTATTTAGCTTTGGTTTCTACGTTAACGTAAGGTCCAGCCAATACAGGGCTGGAGAATAGTGTAGCTGCGAGAGCTAGAGTGATTTTTTTCATTAAAATATTCCGGGGATGATTTGTCCAGTCGTGGCGTATGCTCCTAGAGCTGCCACAATGCCGAGCATAGCCCAGCGTCCATTTTGAAGTTCAGCGTTGTCGTTCATAGTGTATTCAATAGGAGTTTGAAGTGCGATTACTTCTGTGTCGTTCATTAAAATAAATGAGTATGTTAATGGGCGAGGATGAAAGTTCAGGTCGCCACGATATACTATGCTCTTACTCTTTTTCCAATACTTAATATCAATTTACGTGCATCATCAGAATGATGTTTTAAAGTACCACTCTTAGGATTCTGACTTCCTTTTCTGAATCTATCCATAACGCTATCGAATTCAGATAGTCCAGAGATCTGTAGCTCTGGGTGTTCATTCTTATACTTCTCTTTCATCCAAGGTATTTCACGTACTTTACCATCTGGAAAGATCTGCAACCAAGGCGGTATCTTTAATGGTTGATTATACTCATCATGATACTTTGGTTGTGGTCCTCTTCCTTCACCGTGAGACAGCTTCCATCCATCCCCTACTTCACCCTCACCATAGTCTTCATCTGTTTCCGCCTCTTTAGGTTCTTTAGGAAGCAGGATAGTATTAGGATTAATTTGTAACCCTGCTAACTTATGTGGTGACTTACCTTTTTCATAAGGACTACTAGGTGCTATAGGTATATCTTCAGGTCTTACTGGAGCTGGGCCAGGATTCGGAGAAGCAGAGATCATCAACTGTTGTTTTAACGATTCATTTTCTTCACGTAATCCTTTATCCCATGAATTTATTGCCATAATTAAAAATTAACATTGGATCGTTCGAGCTTCTTCATAACATCCTGTCTATATGCAGAATCTCTTTCGTATCTAGGATCACTCATAGCCTGTACGACTTCTGCTTGACTACGGAATTGACTTCCGTCTGTTTTTGGTGCTGTACCAGTTAACATTTTACCATCTACTCCTCGTGAATCTTCCCATCTATAAGTTAAAGATCTAACAGCAAAGAATGCAGATAAAGGGTCTCCCTTTTCCATAACTGCATCAAACATTTTTATCTCTTGTTCATTAAGATTACTGTTAGCCCAAGTTAACATTTCATTATAGCCTTGTTCTCCACCAGCTATGTTTTTTAATTCAGTAACATCAGCATCAGATATTTCTTTAGGAGCATATTGTTTTTCAACTTGTTCTCTATATCTAAGATGCATATCAGCTAGTTCAATTGGAGTTAGCTCATTTAGTTTATCTAAAGTTTCTTTATTATAATCATCTTTAGAAACAGCTTCTTCCCATAGTGTATCTAAGATTCCAGCTTCTGCAGCATCTTCTTCAGTTTCTTTCTCTTTTTGCTCACCTTCTTTGGACTCCACTTGTCCACTATCTTCGGTGTTCCCAGCTTCTTCGCTATCTTCAGAACCTTTTTCTCCAAGTTTTTGCTGAAGTTCAACATAAGCTTTTTCTAATTCTTGTGCATCTTTATATTTACCAGCAAGTAAGTTGTCTTGTGCTTCTTGCATTGCTTCTCCAACTTGCAGAGAATCCTGCTCATCAGCACTAAGATTCTCTGCTGTTGTTACCTCATCTGTATTTTCAAATGTTAATGTTTCTGCCATTGTTTACTCTTGTGGTGGGGGTGGTTGCTGTGCTTGTTGTTCTGCTTGTTGTTCTAATTGTGCTGCTAATGCTGGGTTCTTTGATGGATCATTCATAGGAGCTTTAGCCATGTTAGGTTCTTGTTTCATCTGTTCCATCTGCATTTGTTGTTGCATAGCTTCCTGTTCTTCTTGCTGTCTTTCTTGCATACTCTTTACAAGATTCAAGACATCTATACCTTGAGCTGCAGCTAATCTCTTAACTACTTCTTCAGGATTAATGTATTGTTGGATAGCTTCTGGACCCATGGTCTGTGCAATAGTCTGAAGGAAAGCCCCCAAGGCTTGTACATCTTGACCACGACCAAGACTATTAATACCAGCAACGATGATAGGTTTAACCATACCTTTTGGTATCTTAGGTATTTCACCTGTCTTTTGGAAGACACTAAGCTTACGGTTTAGATAAGGTACAAGGAACTCAACAGTAAGTAATCCAAATAAACCACCGAGCTGTTGTTCCAACTCCATCTGTGTCATCTGAACTTCTTGTGCTGTAGTCCTTTCACTATCCCTTACACTTAAGATAAGGAAAGCTTCATTTAATCTTTTCTCTAATGTAGCCATTAGCTGATAGGCTGTTTGGAAATCAGCAGTCTTACCAACTTGTACTACACCTATATCATCTGGTCTTCCTTGAACGATTGCTCCGTTACCTGCAGTCGCTAGTGTTTGTGGTTTAGTAGTGCTTGATGGTGATACTACAAAAACTACTTTAGCAGCTGCTGCACTCCCTTCTACGAGAGCTTGTGACAGTGCTTCAAGTGATTTCAGATCCCCTATAAACTGACCTACTCTACCACGACCATAAGCTTCTCCGTCTACTGTGTTGAAACGTAAGGGTAGCCATGGTGTTGTATCTACTGGTGATTTACCTTGAGATCCTGGTAGTACTTTATCGAATACTTCTTGATGCCAAATAAATCTGTTGTTATCTCTAGTAACATGAGTGTATACATCACACTCTTGCTTATCAGATTTAGTCTCATCAACTACATATTCACTTTCATCTATTTCGTACTCCTCTCCTTCAGGTAGATACTTCTCTATTAATTTTTTGTTGATTCTTTCTCTTGTGACTATTTCAATCACGTTGCCGTTACCATCTCGTTCTATCACGTAGCGGTTCAACGGAAATAATTTCAGTCCCTCTTTACCCATAAAGATAAGTGAGTTACCAGCTACAACTAAGTGTTGTAATGCTTGGTGTATTACTACACGATCATCTGATGCTGCGATAGCTTCAAGGATGGTACGCTCTATCTTTGCAAAGGATAAGTCTAATTCTGATTTTACTTCTGGTGGAAACTCTTCTCCTAGTTGTGACTCATCTAATTGTAGTTTAAAGAAACTAGTCTGTGGTGGTACCAGACTAAGAGATAATTTACTAGCTAAAGCAACGACTCCTTTGGCTCCAACGGATTGCCAAGGAGTATTAAGTTGCTTCATGCCTCTCGCATGTTCTTCATGACCACGAATTAAATAAGGTAGGGTAAGTTTCCCTGCGTCTTCCGCTTCTGTTAGAAACTGGGAACGATCACTGGATAAATAATCATACCTAGATTTAGCTGTCATTGTTTTATGCTATATGTTTAATGATGTATTCTTTATTCTTGAACCACCTCTATTAAAGAAACTAGATCTAAACTTTGGTCTATCACTAGGTAACTCATTTAAAGTTTTAACTCCTTTAACATCTTGATTCATAGGCTTACCTGATTTACCATAAGTAGCTGCAACTCTTGCTCGTTCAGCATCTCTCATTGCTTGCTCTTGGTAAACTTTAAGTTGACCTGATTGTTCAGCTCTGGCTTTTTCTATCTCTCCTATAGTAGCTTGTTGTCCAGAAATTAAATCTTGAAAGCCACCTATTTGAGTTTTATAATCTCCTATAGTAGATTGATAACCACCTATAGCAGATTCATAATCTCCAATTTGAGAATCCCAAGCTGATTTCTGAGTAGCTAATGCTGTCTCATATGTATTTAATGTATCCTGCCAACCAGATTCTTTACCAAGATACATGTCTCTTAATTCAGAAACCTGAGAATCATATACTCTATCTTGAGCAGCTCTTTCAGTTTTAAAATCATCTAGCAATGATGATCTGATATCTTGCTGTTCTTTAGCAGCTGTT